ACTTAAATACTATTTCATCTGCAAAGAGTTTAGAGTTAGTCCAGAAAGCTAACAACATAAAACCAAATACTAATACTTGCACTATAGAAGCTACAGTAATTTGTTTCATAGGATGTACTTTTTTTAAATCATTTAAGTTCATTGTAGTTGCTCCAATACACTAACTATAAATAAAAATATAAATATAGTTATTATAGGTATTTCTAATTTAATCTTTTCGCTGGTCTTTCTTTCCATCTGCTCTCGCTAGTCTATCTACGTCTACTTGTATACCCATAGCTGTTCTTACCATAGAGTCTATACGTATCATATCGTTGTCCATTTGTCTTACTCTATCTATTAATGCAACTATCATACCGTGTTGTGTATCTAACTTTTTATGTACGTCAGCTATTAAAGCACTAAACAATTTCCAAACCATCCATCCAGCAGCAACTGCAAAAGCTGCAGGAATACCTACAGTTTCTAAGATGGTCATAAAGTCTCTAGTATCCATTATCTTCCTTTTGCTAAACTACCACCAAAGTACATGCCAATAATTGCTGATACTAAGTTGGTGTCTAATTGTGTAATTACAAGTCCTTGAAATGTAACCCATTCAAATACTTCTCTACCGGGTTTAAAAAATAAAAAACCGGGCTGCCAATTTGTGTAACCTACAGTAACATCTACAGTAGGATAATAAACAGCTACAAGTTTTGGTAAAAGAACAATAGCAAAGACCGATGTTAATGCTATAATTCTTCTAGTCCATGCAAAACCTTTATCTTTTAACCCATGGTCAAGTGATTGCTTTCTAGCTTTCATGTCAAACTCACCACGAGTTATAAGAAGTTTTTGAGCTTCTGCTTTAGCCTTACGACTTTCAGACCAAATACTCATCACTCCACCAAGCACTGTAGATGCTAACATTGTTACTATTTCAAATGGAAATCCCATATTATCTATTCCTTGGTTCTGCTTGAGCTTTATCCCACTTTTCTTCCATTACTCTTACATCAGGTCCTTGATTCCAATGATACATCCAAGCTCTTTTATTATCCAACTCTCCTGATGCTAATTTATCTAGTGGTAAAGTTCCTCTTTCTGCATCCATAAAAAATAATGCATCTTGTGTATCTTCTGGTAAAGTAGAAAAATCTAAATCATTACCACGTTGCTCTAATGCAAATCTAATTTCATCTGACATAGGAGCATCTGGATATTTTTCATAAAACTTCATAGCTCTGTTTAGTATTGTTTCGTTTCTACTACTGCCTTCGCTTCCTTCTACTTGATAACTACCTCTTGCTGGTCCATTATTATTTTGAACTGTTGTAGGTCCTGCACCTCTAGATTCTTGCCATTTAACATCATCAGCATATTTTTTAAAAAATTCCATGTCTTTAAATTCTCTTTGTTTTGCTATGTAGTTAAGTAGTTGTTCTGTAAAACTATTGTTTACTTCTCCACCTTCTTCAAAACCAAGCCTAGCCATCTGGTCAGAATAAGGACTACCTGTAAAAGGGTCTACTCTATCTGCAGGGTCCTCTTTAGTAAAAGGTACGTTGTCTTCTCCAGTTACTAGACCACCTTTAGCAAAAGTCTTAACTCCTTCTTTTAATATTTTCTTTTTAAGCTCTGGAGTAATGATTAAAGTATTAACATTAAATAATTCTTTTTTATCGTAAGGTGGTGTATCATCTATAATGTCGCTACTATAAGTATCAAAGTATTCAAAAAATTCACCATAAGGTGAACCTGTTATATCTTCATTTTCTATTTTCTTTTTAACTACTTTAGTATTATATCTTTTAGCTAGTTTTTTTAAGTAATTTGGAAACAATGTATCGTATAAGTATCTCTTTGTATTTTCTCCTTGACCTGTATATCTTTGATTTATAATATGTGATTGAGCTATAGATATAGCATCTTTATCTTCTTTTACTGCTTGTAATAATATTCTATCTATAATTCTTTTATACCAATCTTCTTGTACAGGATTGTCTGGAATAAGTTGTGATGGGTCTCCGTATTTTTCTCCAATCTTATTTATTTCATCTGAAAAATAATCTAGTTTATTTTTTAAAGAATTTAACCAAAAATAATCAACTATTTCTAAATCTTCTCTAGGCTCTAAAAATTTTCCATTAATACTTAACTGTGTATACTTATCCATTAAATAATTTGGGTATGGTTCTCCTTTTTCTTTAAATTTTTTCATTCTATTTTGATAATAAGGTTTATTTTTTTCATCAAATATTCTTAGTTGGTGTTTAGAATCTAAAAGTATATATCCTTTTCTTATATCTTCATTAAGGTCTTCTCCAAATTTTTTAACATTACCTTTTCTTTGTTTGTTAAGAGCAAATAAAGGTTCTAAATTTACATCATCTAATTTATTCCATGATTTTTGAAAATTAAATATTATTTGTTCTTCTGCTTTAGTATATGGTTTTATTTTTAAACTTTGTCTCATATTATCAATATTTTGAAAAACACCACCCGGTGGAATATTTCTAGAATTTTGTAAATCTTGTAAGACTCTAGAAAGAATAATATTTTTTTTCCGTAAATTATTATCAATAATTTCATATTCTTTCTTTATTTTCTTAGCTACTTCTTTATTAGTTTTATTTATTAATCCATAGTCATAAACATTAGTTAAGTAATCTGTTTGTAGTTCTTCTATGTGTAAACTGTTTAACTTACCTTTTAACTTTCTATCTTTAGTAACAGCATGTCCAAACTGAGTTGCTTCTTCAAAAGACTCAAAATGCATATAGTCCATTTTATCAAAATTAAGTTCTTGAACTTTCGGACCTTTTACATTATAAACAAAGTTTCTATAATTAGTACCTCCAGGAGAGTTTTCATCAATTGCAAATTTTAATATAGCGTTATTATCTGATAAAGGAGGTAAAATACTTTCTTCTTGTAATAACAGTTGCATATTAATTTTAGCTTCTGTTGCATTGTAACCTAAATCATTTCTTGCTTCAAATTCTCTAATTATATTTGGGTCTATATCATTAGAAAACATTTTATATCCTATATCTGGATTACCATAAGCAAATAATTCTACGTTATCACGTCCATAACGACTCATTCTTTCTCTTCTATCAAAACGAGATAAATCTGCTTTTATAATTTCATAAGGCATTTGTTCTTCGTATTCTTTTTTACGAGGAGGTAAAGTTATATCAGGATGTGCATCATACTTACTACTAAAAATTCTAAACTCTTTTCCAAATCCATAGTTTGTTAAAAATGTATGATGAGGATAATATTGAGTATCATCTTTATCTATTTTTTTAGTAAGAAATTCTCTTGCTTCTTCGTAAGATAATGTTTTTTCATCAAACAATAAATCATTATTAATGCCTGTGTCAGTTCTTACAAAAGGTACAATACTTAGTCTTCTATCTGATAATCCTTCTGCTACTTCAGCTCCTGCTTGATACGGATGATTTTTAATATACTCTTCTACTTCTAAGTAATCTAATTCTTTTTGTTTAATTCCTTTATTACTTCTTTGTTGCTTTAACCATTTAGCTAACTTAGGTCCTGTTCTTTCTTGAGCAGCTTGTTCTTCTGTTAAAACTTTTAGAGTAGGAGAATAATTACCATAATCATCCATGTAAAAAGACTGCCTCATTTTTTGAAGTTGCTTATCATATTCTATAGTCTCTTCTTCTGTTAATGTATCTCTTACATTTTTAGGACCACCACCCATCTCATCATCTACTCTAGAATAAATAGGTTTTAGTTTGGTACTTAATCCTCTGGCTACTTTACCACCAATCATAAAAGGTGTTCTTCTTTCAAAATCTAAAGGTTTAATTTCTAAAGGTTTAATTCCTGTTTCATTTACTGGAACACCAGTTACCATGTTGGCAACATTTTGAAATCCTTTACCTATAGTTTTATCAATATTTTTAGATATTTCTTGTAAAGGCGTATAAGGCTCTCTGAAGCCAGTATACTCTTCCATTATATCTCCTACGTTTCTATCAAGAATGTTCTTGGTGCCTGTTAGAGGAAGCTTACGAGCTATTGTTTCAAACAAACCTCTATCATATAAAGTTAATCCTATCAAATCATTTATAACAGGACCACCAGTTCCTACTCCAGCTACTAATGGATTCTGACCATAAGCCATTCCTTCAAAACCTCTTAGAAGATATTCAGTTGGACCAAGTAATCCTACACGCTGATAAGCCTTTAGAGTATCTCTCCAGTCATTTTCTTCTGTCATTCTTTCTCGTTGCTCTGGAGTTGCTCTCCAATAGTTAGTAGCTTTAGCAACATTAGTAGACATTAAAACAAACGCTGCTAACTTAGGAGCATTAGCAGTAGTATCAGTTATTGTTTCTTTTGCAAAGTTTCTTAATACAGTATTACCAAACACTGTAGGGTATCTTAAAAACTGTGTAAAGATATCTACTTTAGGATTAGTCATAAACAAAGGTACATTAGCAAACTCTCTACCTGTTTGTAAGATAACTCCGTTTGTAAATCTTCCTGCTCCTCTGACAATATCATTCTTATAAAACTCACTTTCTCTTGCAGCTTTATTTATATTGTCTCCAAATGTTTTATTCCATTCTAAACCTTTTTCAATATCTACACCTAAATCGTTTAGCTCACCTCTAAGTCTTGATATCTTAGAAGCACTAAGTCCTTTAGGGTTTGCAAGTTGTTTTAAGTTAGACTGTATTAAATCTTTACCTGTAGAAAAAGCTGCTAACTGAACTGTCTTAGTCCAAGGTATAAGTAAATTAAATCTGTAGAAACCTCTAGCTGCTTTCTTTAATGTTTCATTTTGTAATCCTTCACCAGATAAACGATTGGTTAAATCAGCCATGGCTTCATCTACTGCTAAGAAAACACTATTCATTTCTTTTGTGATTTCTACATCACTCATTCTGTGTTTTTCTTTTAGCATCTGACCCATTTCAGTAGTTAGTATTCTACCTCCATTTTCTATACCTTCTTGCATTCCTTTTACTGCAGAAGATATAGGAGCTTTACCTAAAGTAATAAATGCTTCTGACAATGAAGATACAGTAGCTAAAGGCAAATAAGCCATAGCATTAGCTAATTTAGTTCCGTCATATAAAGCTTGTGCAGCTTCACTAGTAAAGTAATCTACTTGTCCTGTTACAGACTTATAAACATCTATAAGATTCTGTTTATCTTTTCTACTTAAAGTTCTACCAAACTCTGAAAGCTCTTCTTCTATAGGTTTAATAAATCTATTAATAAACTGTTGTTCATTAGTTTGTTTAAAGTATAATAGATTACCGGCTTCTGTTTTACCACCTATCTTAACATCTGAACCTTTACTTAAAAAATGTTTCTTATGCTCTATAGTTCTAGCAGCATTCATCCAATAATTTGTAGATACTGTATGTAGGTCATTAGATAAGAAGTCTTTAAATTTATTATCATCTAAGTTTTCAAACTTACGAGCCTGAGTTAATAAAGCTGAATGAGAACTATAGAGTTCATTTTGTTTATTAAGCATTCCTTTAATAACATCATCAACTTCTTCTTCTGGAACAATTTCATTATCAACTAATAATTTTCTAAACACAGGTGTATTAGCTTCTATAGCTTCTCTGTCCCAACTACGAGGGAAATAATTTTCAACTTCACCTACATTTAAACCTATTTCATTAGCATCTTTTTTTATACTGTCAAAGTATAATCTTAAGTTAGCTGCAGTATCTTTAACTGCTTTAGAAGCTCCGGGAACAGTACCACCTCTAAGAATTGTTATGACTTCTTCTCCTGCTTCTGGAGAAATACGACCTGTTTTATATAAAGGTTCGATAGCAGCTTCATATCCTGCTTTATAGTTACCTCTTCTAAACTGTAAGTCTTCAGCATAAGAATATCCTAGTCTAGTTTTAGACCTAGTAATTAAACTCTTGTTAAACTCTGAAGTAAACTTTTGACCAAGTAATCTAGCAGTAGGTGCAAACTCTGCATCTGTTTTTAAAATCCATGCAGGACTTGCTAGAGTTTTAGCTAGTAGTGCATCTTTTTTCTTTCTTGCTTTATATACTAAATCACTACCGGCTTCTTTTCTATAACCGTCTTCACTGTAAAGTTTTTGTAGTCTATCTTCAAAAAATTCATTTTTTCTAGCTAACCCACCAAAAATACCACCTGTTAAAGCTCCTATAGCTGCACTTCCTGCTAACTCTGGATTAGAGTAAAGTTTACGCATGTTAGTATTTAATTCTGTTTGTTGTCTAAAATGATTATCTAAACCTGTCCAAGCTCCTACTTCTGCAGCAGTAAGTCCTGCAGTTTGTAAAGGGGTAATACCTTTTTTACCTAAAGCAATATTTTTTAATCCTTTGTTTGTTCCTGTAGCTATAGCTTGTCTTGCACCTAAAGAAGTACCTCCAGTAACAGGAGTTAAAAGCATAGCTGCGATAGCTGTAGGGTCTGTAGCTATATCAATAGTAGCATCTTTAAAAAGTTCTACATATTGTTTAAGACTTCCCATGTCTGCTTTATCAAAAGTAGAACGTAAATATTTATAGTCTTGTTTTTGTTGTTCAGTAAACTTACCACTATCCATGGCACGTTGCATACCTTGGAATAAATTAAAGTCAGAATCTCTTAAGTATTCAAAAACATCATCAGACTGCTCACCTATAGATGATAAAAATCTTTCTGATATATCTTGAAACTCTTCGTTGTTTTCGAGGTCATCTAAAGTATAACCTCTTCTTAACTTAGGAGAAGTACTAACATTATATATTGTCATAATTAATTTTCTGTTGGTTCTTGTTTATCTATATATGAAGAATATATTGCATATGCTCCTAATCCACCATAACCAATTTTACCAAACCTAGTTCCAAAGCCCGGTAACAACCCTGATTTTTGTATATAAACTCCCGGTATAGTTGCTAGTCTTTTCATAAATAACATAGTGTCAATATTACCTTTTGCATTCATGCTTCTAAATACTGCTTTTTCTACAGGGTTTAAATTATTTATAAACATTTCTCTACCCCTCATTTTTTTATTAGGGTCTGCATATTTAGTAGCTTTAGCAATAAATTTAGCCATGGTAGGATGTTTTAAAATTTGATTACCTAAAGGTACTGCTAGTTTTTGTCCAGCAAATGGTAAACCTTTTCTAATACCTTGAAGAGTAATACCTCCCATAGGAATTAAAGCTACGTAATCTAATCCTTCAAACTCTTCCCCAAATAAAGCATCTGCTACACTTCCTACAATAGGAGTATTTAAAATTTCTTTATAAATTCCTTTAGTTTCTTCAGGTATATCTGCTTCTTTTATAAATGTTTCATTATA